GCGTCTGGCCCGCCGACAGACTGCCAGAAAGCAATGGCGGCGGACGCAGCCTCACGCAACTTGAGATCGACTTCGGCAATCTGATCCTTGACCGCAGCAAAAGCGTTCTCGTCTCCGTCCGACTGTGCCCGAGTTGCCTGCTGAACGAGTTGCCCGCGCACTTCGAGAAGCCGATTGAACTCCTCCATTGCGTTCTTCTCGGCATTCTGAGCATCGAACGCAGCAGCCGCCGCCGAACGGATCTGCTCTTCGCGCTCCTTGGAGAGCGTCAGACCTTCCTTTTCAGCGTCCCGACGAGCATCCTCGACTTCCTTCAGGATGAAGGCGTTCCGCGCACTTTCGCGAGCGATGGAAGTTTCGAACTGAAGACCTTTGACTCGTTCGTCGAGAGCTTCGTTGACCTTATCGACGGTTTCCCGGCGCTCGGCCTCGATTTCGTTGATTCGTTCTAGAGCCCCAAGTTCCTCGTCGGAAACGCTCATCTTCCGATTAGCCCACTCCACCACGTCACCAGCAGTCTTGCCAGCGAGAATAGTGGGATTGGCTCGAATCTTGCTCGCGGGGAGAATGTTGCTGATCGGAGTGCCGGGTTGAGCACGAGCAACGTCAATAGCGCCTCCCGACCCGAGGAAATGAGCGAGATAGGCGTTCCCTGCATTGACCGCCACGCCAGCAGCCTGCAACGCTCGGGAGTTTTCCTGAACGTACAGTTCGACCATCTTGCGCGACATTTCGGCATCCTTGCGAAGTTCAAGGATTTCACTTCGCGTCATGCTCTCAGCACGCTCAGGGAAGTACTTCCTGAACATGGAGAGCCAGGTGGACTCGATAAACTGACCGAGCCCGGTGGCAGTGCTGGCAGCATTCTTGGCGTCTGCCCTACCTCCAGATTCGATCTGGATAATTCGATCAACGATACTGGACGGGTCCGATATGATCTTCGCACCCTCAGTCGTGTCAAATGTCAGCCCGTGCATCTCCCGCAAACGGTCAAGTTGCTGCTGGGTTAGTTCCACCCCCTCTTTCTTGGCCTCGTTAATGTCTTCCCAGAGTTGCTTCTGGATATACTGCTCGCGAGAAGTGTCATCGAGAAGTTCGGCTTCGCGCTGAGAAATCTCCCAGCGATCCTCAGCAGCGTCAAAAGCCTCCTCCTGAGCCTTCTTCATTGCCTCGGAAGTTTGCAGTGATTCTTTCGCCGCTTGAGCTTCAGCCTCAGCGGTTTCTTGCTTCAGTTTCGCTGTAAGTTGCTCAATCTTGTATTCTATCGCAGCCTTGTCGGATTGATAACCGGGGCTATTGGGGTCCAGAGCACCGAGGTTCGCATACTGATCTCGCAGAGCCTCTACAGTAGGAGGTTTCTGTCCTACGGACGAAATCTTGTCTGCGGCAGTGGCGACCGCGTTCATGATCCGCGCAAGACGATCGAAGTCTCGGATCACAAGTTGAATGATTGTAGTATTAGACAGAGACGTTAGAAGGCGATCGAACGCGGTCCTGAGTTTCGTGAACGCTTGCGACCACGGCCCTGCTCCCTTTGAAGCAGATTCATCGAGGCGGCGCTGAAGAATGCGTTGTGCTTCTGCGAGTGCCCCCGCCTTGTCGCCTTGCTCCTCCATCTGGCGAATGTTGCGGAGCTGCGCTGCGGTCAGGAAGTTGAGACTCTTGTCGAGTTCCCGAACTCCGTCCACGTTCTTCGTAAAAGCTCCCAGAACCTTTTCCGCAGCCTCGCTCATATTGATACCCAGAGCGCGCGAAAGCCCCTGAGTCGTGCGGAGCAGGCTTTCCATTTCGCTCTGCTTCACGCCGGCAGAGACGAACGCCTTGATCGCGTCACCGGAACGCTTGAAGCGCATTTCTAGTTCTGCGAGAGCCTTCGCGTTGTAGTTGGCGGCGTCGGCGTTCAGCGCCAGAGTCTTCTCAAAGTCGCGCAGATTGTTGTTGAACGCGATGACACGGGCGACACCAACACCCAGGACCGTTACAATACCGCCGAGTGGTCCGACGACAAAGCGAAGTGCTGCGGCAGTGAGTTTGGGGAATAGTTGTGCGATCTGGCCGATCTGCTGAGCAAAGACCTGCAACGGCTGCTGACCCATTGCAAGGCCAGTAACCACATCGTTGATCTGGTATCCGAAGTTGGTCAGTTCATAGGGACGAAGGCCAAGGAACCCTCTACCTTGCTGTGACGAAATTGCTCCGATCTCACGGTCAGCCCAGTCACCCCCTTGCTGTTGCTTCCGCATGTTGGCAAGTGTGCGGCGGGATACTTGCCCCTGACGTTCGATCTGAACCGTTGTGCGGGCGATCTGACCGGCAAGTTCGCGCTGCTCAGTTTGCGCTTGTTGTGCGCCCCCAATTAGAGGTTGCAACGCCTCAATAGCGGCAGACCGCTCACGCTTCAGGTTCGATACGTTCTCGGAACTGGCTGCTTTCTGGAGTTGCGTGAGCCGGTGAATGGCAACCTGACGCTGCTCGATTGCCGTCTTCAATTCACGCGCTTGAGAGATCTGAGTTTGGAGTTGTGCGTCCCGCCCTTCTCCCGAGCCGCCTGCTACCTTCCGAGCACTCGCAGCGACTTCATCATACTGCCGTTCAAGATCGCGGAGTTCTCGCTTCAGGCGAACGGTTTCCTGAAGCACCTGTTTTTTGGATGCGGCTTTATTCAGGCTATTGATAGCCGCTTCGATTTTCTTGATCGCCGCAGACGTTTCATCCTTGGCCCTGATGTTGAATGAAACGGTTTTCTCAGCCATCAGAACACCTCTAGCATTTGCTTGATCTGTTTAGAGAAGTTCTGTTGCGCTGTCTTGGTAGATTCCGGTTTAATTCCCATGGAGGGAATAGTCTGCATCGCCATCTGGTACATCAGTGATTGAGATGCGATCTCCGAGTCCTTGCGTCGGATGATATGTCCGGTTTCCTCGATGACGAACCAGAGCGGATAAGACCATGCTTCGACCCCATAGCCGCTATCGACCATAAGGCTGACACGCTCCCGGATCCCTTTAAGCCATTCTGTGAACGTCAGCGAACGGCGCCGGGAACCATCTCTTCCAGGAACTTGCGGATGATTCCCATGAACTTTTCCGGCCCACCAACAGACTCAAAAGTGAGGCGGACGATCTTCTCAAGTGCGTCAACCTGAACACCAAGAGGTAGAGTCGTCGCCACCTCCCATTCGTCAGGTTCACCTGCGGCCGACGCAATGACCTGCCCAACTACCGGGGCAAATTGCAAGATCACGTCGGCAATGACTTCCTCGACGGAATCCGCCCGCAACTCGCCGGCAGATACCTTTTCAAAAAGTTCCTCGACAGCAGAGCGATGACGCTGCGCCACAAGCATGATGTCGGGAAGCGAGAAACCCCGAACCACGAGCGGTTCATTGTTCGGAATTTCTACAGTTTCAGTTCGCTGAATGTAAGATTTGAGAGCCATCAAGGCACCAGAACCCTACCGTGAACGTACAGTCGCGCCAGTTCACCTTTGCGCAGGGCGCTGATGCGGAAGGGCATCTGCATCCATTCCTGCGAGATCAAACCGAGATCCCCGTTGGCCGCAAGGTTAACGTAGGGCAGAGTGTAGTCGTAGCGCGGGCCAGTCGGGTTGGTGCTGACGAACTTGATCGCACCTTCAATCTGCTCATCGCTCGAAGCGATGGTGTTGCGCGTATACGAAGCAGCCGTATAACTGACGCTGAGCGGACCAGTTTCGGGGATAGTGCCCCCTTCGAGAATCGTGACCATTCCGGTCTCATTGTTGACCGTGTAATCCGTCCCTGCGACATAAGAACCGATCGTGACGGTCGTCAGGTTGCGAACGCCGGAAGGAGCCATGTCACTTTCACCGATCTGATAAGCGCGACCGCGAATCGGATTGGCGATCGAATAAGTGCCGCTGCTGACAGCCGCGACCGTAGTGGTCGTCGGATCGGTGTTGTTGAAGAAATACGCCAGATTCTCGACGTTAAGCTCTTCGCAGATGATAGTCCCTTCGAGACGGGACTCAATGACGATCTTCTTGTCCAGTTCGCGGATACCGCGCGTAGACGAGAAGTGATCTAGGGTTTCGGTCGTGTGACTCAGGGTGAAGTCGGGGCAGTTACCAAGGAAACGATAGCCGTCCTTGATAGTCTGGGTGCCTTTAGTGAAAGGAGCAAACCAAACTTCCCCCTTCCCGATAGCAAGATTCTCAGTTCCCATTGGTTTACTCCTGTATGGTGACTCTGCTTTAAACAGATTACGTGTTTATTGGAAGGGGTTTTCCAAGTCTTCCACGAGATGAAGGGTGACGTTCATATAGAAGAACGAGACACTGGAGACTTCCCCATCGGCAGGACGGACAACGGGAAAACCAACCTCTATGTCAGTGATGCAGGGTTGCCGGTCCCCAAACCCAAGGATATTCCTGCGCTGCGCTTTAAGTTGCGCGATAGCCCGAACAACCTTGGCTGACATCATGTAGGCTGAATCCGTTGGATTCTCGATGTCGTCCTGAATGAACCCCTGAACGATCAGTCGCCAGCGAGCGCCAACGGCCGTTCTCGGGCCACTGGCGTCCATAACCGGAGCATCGTTAGGATCCTCCAGAATAGACACGATCGGAAGCGGATCGTTTTCTCCGAAAATGTCACGCCCTCAATAAACGTGAGGCTGTGGACGGCCATAATCATCGACCGTATTTTCCAGTCCTTCGACGGTCTTGAGGTGATCGGTCAGCGCCTTGAGAACGCGAAGGCGGAAAGGTTCATCGGGCATCAGATAACTCCTTTCGCCTCAAGGTCCATCAGGCGCAGGAACTCGGTTTCCAGGTCCTTCAGAACATCGTCGCTGACCTGCTCATAGACGCCGCCTTGATTACGCACAGACCAGAGCACCTGGTTAACGGACGGGCCGTAGAGGAGCCATACGTTCGGGCCGAACGACTTGAGTTGCGTGGGCCGGTAAGCCTTACTCGGAGGTCCGCCCGTGGTGCGGACAGCGAGACCAATGTTAGGGACGCCCTCAGCGCCACGCAGAGCCACTACGAAGGCTTTCTTGAGGGTTCGGGTGCTGCCAGGCTTGACCGTCACTCGTCGCGCCTGAGCGCGCTTGTTGCGCAGTTTGCTACCACTCCGCGCGCCACCGACTACCCGCTGCCCCGGAGGCAGGAAGCGCGCCAGCATGGTCGGACGGTCACGGCCCTCGATTGTCGCTTCCAAGCGGCTCGTCGTTGCTTTCTGCTTGACAGTCAATCGTCCCTGCGAGGGACGTAGATAGGAAGCAGGAAAGTTGACTTGTTCGCGGATCGCGCGATCCATCTTCGTTCGAGCACGAGTGGCCGTGGTATTCAGAGCACGGACAATGTTCTTCGTGCGAACCACATCATCGGCCCACGAGAACATTGTCTCGTCAATTCCTTCAACCACGATGACAGTCATGCTCACGGAACCGCGTCCTTGGCTTGAAGCGTCGGTAGGACGACATCGACTTCCGACTTGCTCATCCGAGAGGCTTCAGTGGAAATGAAACCTTCTCGCTCAGGCTGCGTGATGCTCAGTCGGTAAATCTCAGTTTCGCTCACGATGAGGAAGGAGCGAGGTGCGGGATTCGGAACCTCCGCTGCCCGGAAGATGACACGGGGCTGAAACTCGAAACGATCAGCCATTTCAACCGGAAAGTCTTCGCCGGGGATTCCGATAGACGTGTGAACACGAACAAGAACGGCACGTGGAGTGCCGTCCAGATGCGAGAGGTAGATTGCAGGAACCTCGAACGTCTGATGCACGAGGTCTCTTGCCTTTGCTTTGATCTCCCGCCAGCCAGCCATCAGGAGTTCAGTTCAGCCTCAGCAATACGTTCAGCAAGTTTCTCATCCGAGATATTCTTGTTGAACTTGACTTCGAGTTCCTGTGCTCGGGCTTCCAGTTCTTCACGAGAATGGGCTGCTTGCGCTTCCGCCGCTTGCGCCTGAACGGAGGGCGCGCTGTGAACCGGAGTAGGGGCGTCAAGGAGCGCCTTCGGTCGATCAGAACTAACCGCACCGAGTTCCGCGAGGCGTTCCAACTCCTTTTCGTCAAGCCCGCCGACAATGCTGCCGGGAGCCACACTGACAACCTTGCCGTCCTCGTAGTACTGGATTTGATGAATCGCGTAGTAGGTAGCCACAGGCTAACCTCCCTTGAAGTGAGTGAATGGGGCGACTTTACAGCCGCCCCGTCATTCTCTTACGCCAGAACCGTCGCTTTCAGCGTTCGGTTCGGGAACAGCGGGATCGGCAGCGGAGCCGACTGGTGCATGATGTACTGCTCGCCCGGATCCGGGGTCGTCCACATTTTCGGGAAGACCTCGGCCTGCACCAGGCCACCGGCATCGGCGTCATAAATGGCCCCGTAGGCACGGACACCCGTGGCACCGGGAGCAACCAGAAGCACGTCCTTGGGATCGAACAGTTCAACAAGGTCGCCGTTGTTGTTCATCACCTGATCGCTGTAGGCGTAGACCTCAATACCAGCACCAAGATAGCCGATGTACTGAAGAGGATCGGCACGAGCAATGAGGCCCGTCTTGAGGTTCACTTCAGTCCCACGGCGCGTGGTGTCCAGTTCGGCTCGAATGCCGGTGTTGGAGCGGAACGCCGCAACGACACTGCGCACGATGTAGAGCCGCGCCGGCCAGCCGCCAAACGGAGCTGCCGCCATGCGATCGCCCCAGGTCTGGATGTCGCCCAGAATGTCATGTGAAGCCGAGCTCCAGAAGGAACCAGACAGCGTGACAGTATGGTTCGATGCGCGGCCGAAAGTCAGAACGGTGCTGGGATGAACCGCACCTTGGTCCCGCTCATAGTTGATCGTGACCTGACCATCCACAAACGCTTCAGTTGCCATCGCCACTTCACGCATACGAATGGCGCGAAGATGGAACTGCTGGATTTCCGAGATACGAAGATTGAACCGCTGCTGAGCGGAAAGCGCACCGCCCCGAACCAGTTCGCTGACACGTCGAGTCAGAGCTTCGCTCGGGCGAACCGCATCCTTCGGCTTCACGTAAGGCGGTTTGTATGCCTTGATCGTTTCGTTGCGACCCTTGAAGATGGGCTTACCCTGCTCGGTCGGAAGGACGAAGGGGGCAAGGTAGCGACCAGCCGGATCGATCTTCCCGAACACGATGTCGGGGTGCTCCTCGGATGCCTTCTCGAAGACCGGCGCGAACATCCGGCAGGGTCCGCACCAGGCGGCCCACCAGTCGATCAGGACGATGTCGTTGCCCTCGATGGTCTCGGCGAAGTTCGCCGCAGTCAGGTCAGTAGTTGCCATGAAAGTCTCTCCAATACCCTCTCGGGGTATTCCAACCATAGCGTGTCGGGATCTATTCCTGCCCGCTCAGAGAATGGGCAGCACCGATCCGTGAGGGACACGGAGGTCGACCGAGGGATCTCCGGAAGGCTCACGGTTGCGCAGCGCGGGCACCAACCTCGCTGGCCTGGTCACAGGGTGGCGAGCCAGTTGGCCAGCAGCGTCAGCCCTGCGTCGCCGGACTTCTCCGGGTGGAACTGGGTGGCGAACACCTGATCGCGCCATACCGACGACGCGAACTTCTCGCCGTACTCCGTCCAGGTGGCCACCACTGAACCATCGGCAGGGCGGGGAAAATAACTGTGAACGAAGTAGACGTGGCTGCCGTCTGGTATGCCGCGATAGA